GGGCGTACTCCACAGCGGCGAGGTCCGTGACCTCCCGCCGGTTCCTCAGCATCCGGCGGAGCAGACGCACCGCCCGGTTCCCCTGGCTGACATCCGTGAGGTTGTAGGAGTCCCACTCCTCATCGGGCGGCAACTCGAACGCGTCGGTCTCCTCGAACTCCTCGGCGAGACGACGTTCCTGATCCTGGCTCTCGGTTGTCATCGGTTGGCTCCTTTCGACGAGAGCGGCAAAAGGCTATCGCGCGCCCGTGAGTCTCGGCCGGTGCCGCACACCGAGAAACGCGTTTCCAGTGTGCAGGCCTACCGACAGCAAACGGCCCACCTGTTTCCAGGTGGGCCGCCTACTCGAAAGGAGCCACCGGACCCGAGGACCACGGGGGCAAGAGAAACGATAGCGCGCTAGGGCCCGGCGAGGACGGTTCCTGACGGGGTCCTAGCGGCCCTCATCGTTCGAGTGGCCCGTGAGGAACGTCAACGGGGCGCCGTCGTCGCGCAGCATCGTCACCTTGCGGCCGTTGTCCGCCATCGTCGGGCCGAGCGCGGCGCCGTGGCCGTCCAGCCAGCCGGTGCAGTCGATCTCCTCGCACGGGAGGCCAAACGGGTTCGGCCGCTGCCCGTAGTCGCCGTCGAGGTTGATGCCATACCAGAGCCGGAAGTAAGGCTTCTGCCATCCATAGGCCGGGTAGGTCGAGCCGGCCGCGTCGATCGGCCGAGCCCAGTCGGGCACCACGAGTCCCATCTCGTCGTCCTCCAACGCTGGTGGTAGCGGACATAGGGGCGCCAGCGGGATCTTCCCCGGGTCGCCGTGCTCGTTCTCCGGGAGGTGCTGATGCCCGCAGAGACCGTTGAAGCTGAGCCACACGTCGGGCGTCATCCGCCACGGTTCGAAGCCGAGACGCCAGCCGTCCTCCGGCAGGTAGTAGTGGAACTGGTCGATCGGGACGGGCTGGGTGCCGTGCACGGCCCGGGTCCAGTCGAGCCACCGCTTCACGTTGCGGATGATCTCCGGCGGCAGGTTCGGCCCGTCCGACGCAGTCCACATGATCTCGACCTGGAGCGCGCCGCACCGGTTCGTCTCGACCCCACCGGCGTCGTTCTCCAGGGCGTAGGCGCTGTAGGACGTGTCGAGGTGCTGAGCGATCTTCTCCGGGTCGATCGTCGCGTGGGGGACATGCCGGTGCCCGAAGTAGGAGCTGGGGCTGTACCGGTAGATGCCCTTCACCTCGGTCGTGTGGAGGACATCGCGGAACGGTCGGCCCGGCTCGTAGCTCTCACCGGAAACGCCGTCGATCGGGCACCACACAGCTTGCGGGTGGACTGGCACCCGGGACCTCCCGTTCTACGACTTGATGATCCAGTTCACGAGCGCATAGGGGGGCATCGTCGACGCGCCCGACCCGGTGCTCCCCGTGTTCCCCGCGGCGTTCGAGATCGTGTGCGAATGCGGCGCCGCTCCGATGTTCACCTTGAGGATCTGGGTGACCTCGCGGGCGTAGTACCCGACTCCACCGCCTGTATGGGCGCTGACGATCGGGTCGCGGACGCCGGGTATGAACCCTCCAGTGTCCTCGACGTTCCTGGTCTCGCCGAACCCGCCGGTCGAGCCGCCGCCGTGGCCGTGCGCGAGATCGTGGACGTGCGCGGGGAGCGCGTTCTCGGCGCCGCCTCCGGTCCCGAGCGTGTTCGCGACCGAGAGCCGACCGCCGTCGACACCACCCATGTTGTCCAGCCCGAATGGCGCACGGCCACGCAGGTCAGGCAGGTTGAACGTCGTCGACCCGTCGCCCGCGCCCCACGCGATACCGATGGCGCCGAACAGGTCGGCGTACGTGACACGGGACACGGCCGCACCCGAGCAAAGCAACCACCCGGCAGGCGCAGCCGCCCCGCCGAACGGGAGCATGCCCCCAGGCGGGACGACCGCCCCGAGCCGGGTCCGATCATCCATTACGAGCGCTAGGAGCTCGGAGCGGAGCCGGCGGATCTGCTCGAACGCGAGGGCGATCGCCCGGGGCGGCTCAGTGGGCTGCGGGAACTGCCTCATGCTTCCTCCAGCCCCAAGGACTGCAGGGTGCACTCGATCGTTTCGCTGACGCCGCCGTCGTCCTTCGTGATCGTCACGTCGACCTGCGCGAGACGCAGGGTCGTGATCAGCCCGAGGGACGGTAGGTTCACCGGCCACCGGGCGCCCGGAACGAGCGACGCCAGCCCTACCTGCGTTCGGGGATCGAGCTGGAACTTCCACGTATCCGCGCCGGTCTGCGCGAGGGCGAGCGTCGCGTTGGCGAACGCAGTCGCCGCGAGCGTGTCCTCGATGTCGCTCGCCGCGACGACGGTCTCCAGGACCCCGCGCTCGTCGATGACGCTGGCGTAGCCGTAGGTCTGCACGTCGTCGACAAGCTTCCCGACGATGGTCACGTCGTTGGTGTCGTTCTCGCCGGTCTCGTCTCCGTTGCCCTGTAGGACATGCTCGTCGATGAGCAGCGTCAACGCGTCGACGGGAAGCTCGATCCCGCCTGCGAGGAGTGTCCGGCCGACCATCGTCCAGTCGACACCGTTGCGTCCTAGCTCGCGTAGGAGATCCGCCGCGCGCAGCTTCTCACCCTCCGAGAAGGACCGGTCCCCGATGATCGTCGTCGCCCGGATCGCCAGCTCCACGCCTGCGCTGTTGTCGACGGCCAAGGCGTCGTTCGCGACGGCCGCGTAGACCGTGGCAAGGTCCACGCCGACGGCCGTCAGCGTGGAGTGCAATCGGCGCCGCTCCAGCAGCGACCACCAGTCCCGGGCCCGGAACGTCACGTCGTCGCGGTTCGGGCGGCTCCGGCCGGCGTAGGGCCCCACCCACTCGACCATGTCCCCCCCGATCGAGTCGCGCCAGATCTGCAGCTCATGGACCCACCGGCGTACATCCGCTACCTGCTGGAGGACCGCCGGGCCGCAGTCGGCCCACGGAAACGTGATCTGCGCCTCGCTCACCTCCTGCAGTCGCCGGGACCAGGAGATCTCGCGCCAGGGCAACTCGACCAGGATCGAGCTGCCGCCCCGAGGCGCGATGAGGACCCGCCAGTCGTGGCAGTCGAGGACCGCCTCCGACACCGAGGGCCGGTAGGCGATCGGGTCGGTGTCGATCACCGTCAACGACGACGACGCCCAGGGGCCCCACAACTCGAACAGGTGCGGCGGCGCGAACCGATACCCGTTGTCGTCCAGCCCGATGACCTTCCCCACCCGGACATAGGTGGCGTAGGTCTGACCGACCGTGAGGTTCACGCCGAGCACGGCCGACTGGGTGGGGCCCGTCCCCGAGAACCTGTAGGTCGCGGGGCTCGTCGCCGGATCGAACCCGCCGACCGCGGCCTGCGCCGCGGTGAAAACCGCTACCTCCCAGAGGCCCTGAGCGTCACCATCAGCATCGGACGACACCCAGGTCAGCAACGGCACGACCGACGAGACCAGACCCGGGTTCACCGTCACCGTCGGCGCGTTGCGGACATCGACCTCGACCGCCATCTCCGCAACCTGGAACAGGGCCGTCCCACCCCCGAGGAGGTTCTGGATCTGGAGCCGAAGCCCATCCAGGTCGGCCTGCGCCCACTGCAACCCGGTCCCCGAGTGCGACCACCAGCGCGACCGAAGGATCCCCGGGACGTCCGCCTGGGTGTAGCAGTCGTTCGGTGTCGCGGCAGCCGCCGAACTGTTGCAAACCGTGTCCTCGAAGATGAGCCTCGCCGTGAAGTTCGGGCCCGCAACCGCGTCGATACGGAACTCCGCCGGCGCGCCGAACGCCGGGGTGTAGGTCAGGCCGAGGACCCAGGCCCGAACCCGTAGCCCAGCTACAGCTTGGAACGCGCCCAACGTCACCGACGTCAGTTCGTACACCGGCCCGGAGAGTGGCTGCCCGCCCGCGTTGAACTGGATGTACGACGCCGACTTCCCGTCGGTGAGGACCCCGATGGATGTGGCACCGCCCACGACAGACCAGTAACCCGGGAACGCGACTTCCACGTTCGGGATCAGGTCGACCGCCGTCACCTACATCTCCCGGTTGAACTGGTCGATGCTGACCAGCACCCCCGCGCCCACATCGGTGTCGGCGTGGCCGAAGTCCACCGACCAGCACACATCTGAGCAGGGCCCCATCTCCGGCCAGGTCAGCGGCCCATCGATCTCCAGGTTCGCCAGGCCTCCTACCACCACACCATCGCTGGAGCGGCGGACCACGACCTCCTGTGTAGCGCCGTCGAGGGTGAGCTCCTCCCCGGCGTCCAGGTTGGCGATGACGTCGAAGCAGGCGGAGATAGGAGATGGGAGGCTCGCGTCGACCGTCGCCCACTGTGAGGTCAGCTCCACGATCTCCGCAGGGCTCAGGGCCTTCCCGTGGATGATCGCCCCGGCGTAGAACTCGCTGTCCGCCGCACTGGCAACCGTTACGTTCCCTAGGGAATCCGCCGCACCGCCGATCGTGAGCCGCCCGGCGCCGCTGATCGCCCCGGTCGTGACATCCGTGGCGTTGAAGGACGCGGCGCCGTTCACGACGCAGATCAGCCGGTCGGTGGACACGTCACGGACCAGCGCGACACCGACCGGCGTCCCGGGCGTGATCGCGCCACTGGAGTTGACGCCGGTCGACACCGACCCGTCGCTGATCAGTACCTCAGGCTGGTTCGCGAGTGTCGTGCCACGGCGGATCTCCCAGCCGGCACCGCTGCCGCCGCTACCAGGCGTAGTGGTGCCGCGGCGGGCCATGAGCAGCTGTCCGGTCGTGGTGCCCCAGAACTTGCCGTACCAGATGCAGGTGAAGCTCTCGTTCGCCGCGAACTGGCCGAGGTCCGGGTTCACCGGGTCAGGGCCCTTCTGCAGGACCATCTGCCGGTGGAGGGTGCCGTCGTCGCTGGTGATGAACATGGAGCGGTAGACGCACGCTGTCTTCAGCCCGCTCGCCGCCCGGACGAACGTCCACGTGTTGACGCCGTCGGAGAACGTAGCGGCGGTAGGGGTTGCGTCGGTGTGGATGTTCGGGTCGGCCTTGGTGGACCCGGCGAGGGCGATGCTGCCCTTGTAGATCCCGCCCCGGAAGTACCCGCCGGTCTCCTCCTTGCCACCGAACCAACACGCCGCCGTCGAGTCCTTCACCGACGTCGCCCCGGCGAGGAACTCGGCCTTCACCTGTATGGCGTTGAGCGGATTCGTCGAGACCCACCAGCGTTTCACATGCTGCGCGGCGCCCGTGTCGAGCTGCAGGTTGACCCGCACGTACCAGATGGTCCGGTCGCTGATCGCCGCCGATTCGGGGATGCTGGTGGAGCCGTTGGCACCGTGCGGGTCGAACGGGAACGTCGAGGTGGAAACGGTCGCTGTGCCGTCGGTGCTATGGAGGAACTCCAGGTTCCGGGTCGACCGGTTCCAACGCAGGAGCCACGACCGCTGACCCGCCGCGCCCCACTTCGACGCCAGGTCGTAGAACCCCGAGGAGCCGTAGGCCCACGACTCGACGTGGAACGCGACGGTCACGTCCAGGTCACCGGCGCCCGACAACGCGACCGAGTCAGGGCAGGAGATGCCGCAACCGGCGCCGCGGACCGCCGCGTACTTCACGCCCTGGTAGCGCTCCAACGTCACGCTCTCGCTGGACGCCCCCTGCGACAAGGACCAACCATGGCCCGTCAGGTCGAAGACGTCGTGGTCCCGGCTGAACCCCGCAGAGCTCACGCCCTCGCGGCCCTGCGTCGCGTCCGACTTCCAGTTCTGATCCAGATTCCACAGGGCCGTCGCCCCCGACTGCCCGCCCGCTCCGGCACATAGGAGCTGCGACGAGTCCTTGACCGGCACCCCGGTGATCCTGAACGGGCCCACGGGCGTCACGCCCGCCCGGACCTTCACCCGGATCCCGGCCTCGCCGGGCCACTCGCCCGTTGAAGCTAGGCCCGCTACGAGTCCACGGCGCGCTGTCACCGGCGCCACGATCGAGTCGGCGTCTTCGTACATCCAGGGCAGCTCGGAGCGGAACTGGAACGAGACCTCCCGGACATACCACTCGTAGCCTTGACTGAGAGGCTTCGCCGGGACGTAATCCACGAGGCCCGCCCGATAGAGCGTCCGGTAGTTCGCGGCGCTGTAGCCGGCGCCTTCGGGGCAGGTCGGCAAGACACACAGCGTCCCGATGTCGCACCCGTCGCTCGCGCACGCACCCTGGAGCGCGGCGAGGAGCCACCGCTCTCCGTACTCGTTCCCGGCCTGCGTCGCGCTGATCAGCCAGCCCCGGACCTGGATCGTGGCGCCGCCCCGGACGAGGCGGCCGAGGCTCGTCCCGACGATCCCCGACGGCGATTGGTAGCGCCCGAAGGACGGCACGAGATCGATCGTCAGCGGGTAGAGACCGAGGAAGCTGTCGCTCTCAGGCTTCACCGCGTCGAACCACGGAGCGGCGTCGGTCGCCGGATCCACGTACGGCCCGTCGTTCAGCTCCTCGCAGAAGCAGGCGAGCTGCGACACGTCGTTGAAGTCGGCGCCGCTCGCGGGGACATACCAGCAGGTCCCACCGAGACCCCTCCGCAGATAGGAGAGGGTGCGGACACCGTTCGCGATCTCCGTGCCGCTGTAGGACAGCCAGGGCTCCACGGGCCGTTACCGTACAGCCGCGAGTCCAAGTCGAGCACCGATCGCGCTGGCCGTCGCCGCCGGGTCCGGTGCCTGGTAGATGTGGAACGCGACGTTCGCCGCGTTGGTGCCGTACTGAGCAGCGAAGTCGCCGTAGGTGGCGCCGCCCTGCCCGCCCTGGCCGCGGAAGAAGTTCATGATCGCCAGCGCATCCTGCGGCGTCACGTACCGGGCGCCGCTCTGGGTCGTGAATCCGAGGTCCACCGAGCCCGGGAACGGCGTCGTGCCGCCTCCAGCGCCGCCGAGCTGCCCAGCGACACCGTGCGTGAACTCGGCGTACTTGCCGATCAGCGCGTCCAAGGTGCCGTAGGCCAAGCCGGCCTGTGTGGCGATGTCGTTGAGGATGTCCGTGGCGTAGTGCCCGTTCTGGTAGAAGGCTTCGCCGGCCTCGGCCGCGTCGTAGAACGCCTGCACGAGGTGGAGTTGCGCATCCTCTACATCGCGTGTCGCTTGCTCCAATTCAGGCCCTATCTCGGTCTGGCGTTCGAGGAGATCGTTCAGCTTGCGCTGCGCATCGGCCAGATTCTCGGCCGGCGCGACGGCGTCTTGTTGGGCCTTGCCCAGATCCTCCTCCGCCACGAGGAGATCGTTGGTCGTGACCTTCTGGTCCTCCAACTTGCGGGTCAGGTCATCCACCGTCCGTTGGAGATCCTGGACGTTGCGTTCTTGCTCCTGGGCCTGCTTCTCCAGGTCCTGCTGCGTCTCCTTGTCGACGGTCCCGAGCGCCACGCCCGCCTTCGCTTCAGCGATCTTGCCGTGGATCTCGTCGAGCGCTTGGGCCTGTAGGGCCAGCTCCCGCTTCGCCTGGTCGAGCTGCTGCGGGCCCGTCGTCGTCTGGAAGTCCAGCTGCTCCCGGATGTCGGCCAGGTTGCGGATCGCTCGTTCGATGTTCTGCTGCTCGCGGGCGGTGATGACCGCGCCCTGCGCGATGGCGTCATCCACTTCCTTGCGGGCCACGGCGATCTGGCGCTTGAGACCAATCTGCTCGTTGGTCAGGTCCGTTACATGCTGTTCGGCCTCACGCAGATCTCGTTGCGCGTCTATGGCCTCCCGCCCCGCACTGATGGCGTCGAACAGGTCGCTGATCTGCCCCTGGACGTCCTTGGTCATCATGTCGATGACCTTCTCGATCGCCGACTGCGGCGCGTCGCGGGCGTCGAGGATCCCCTGGGCGATGCCTTCGCTGATCGGGATGCCAACCTCTAGGGCGAATAGGCGCGACGGCGACCCCGACTGGATAGCGGACTGCGCCGTGAGCATGGCGCCGTCGATCGTCGCTTCGATCGCGAGGCCCACCTCGCTGTTGTCCCTGATCCCTTGGGCGATGCCGTCGCTGATCGACTTCCCAACCGCTACTGCCTCTAGGTACGCGTCGATCTGCGCGGCGCGCAGGTCACGCGCGATGCCGCCGGTGACCTCGCCCCGGGCCGCCTGGTCGTGAGCGACGAGCTCCTTGACCTTGGTGTCATAGGCCTTCTGCGCATCGGAGAGGCCCGACACGATGTCGTCGGTGTGCTGCGTGATCGCTGTCTGCGCGCCGGCGAACGCGGTGTCGACGTCGCGGTTGGTCTGCTCGATCGTCGCCAGGTTCTGGTCGCTGGCGATCGCCGCTTCGGCGGCGGCGCCGGCCGCGTCTTGGCCTGCCTCTAGGAGATGCTGCGCGGTGGATGTGGCGCCACGCTCGATGAGCGTCTGGATCGAGTTGGCGAACGCGGCCGCTTGGAACGCTTTCGTCTGGAGGTCGTTGACGAAGTCGCTGATGTGGGCCTTGCCCTTGTCGGACAGGTCCTTCGTCGCATCCTCTACGGTGCCTACCGCTTCGGCGACCTTCTTGCCGAACCCGTCGGCCTCGCTGCGGGCCCGCTTCTCGATCGCTGTCAGGGCCTCGACCGAGATCCCCAACTCGTCGGCCTTGTCCTTGAACTCCTTCTGCGACAAGGAGCCGCGCTCGAACGCGTCGACGAGGTCGAAGATGACCTGCGGCGCTTTGTCGCCAAGATCCTGGATGGCGAAGAAGGCCTCGTCGACGATGCCCCGGTTCTGGAGCAGCGTCGCGTTCAGCGCGATGGCGGCGTCGTCGAGGGCCTGGAGATCCGCGGCTCGTGCCTGCCAGGTCGGGATCTGCTCGACCCCTACGAACGCTTCGTCCGCGGCGGTCACGCTGCCCGCCGCGCCGTCGGCGGCGTCCTTGACGCCGTTCAGGTCGTCCTTGAGCCCGTCCAACGCCGAGGTGTCGATCTTCGGGATGTTCCCGACGAACGGGATGCGGTTGAACGCGTCGATCATCGAGTTGATGGCCGACACCAGCGGGTCGAGCGCCCGAACCGCTTGGCGGGCGAGGAACGTGAACGCCTGCGTCAGTCGTTCGCTCAGCCACTCCACCAGGAGCGCGATCTGATCCGTCAGCAGCGCGAAAACCTTCAGGATCTCGCCGGCCACGACTCCTAGCAGGGCTAGGAGCGGAGTCAGGGCCCCGACCACGTCACCGATCGACTTGAACGAGTTGGCGAGGATGTGGAGTACCTGGATCGCGGCGGGCCCCAGCGCTGCGCCGACCGCGACGCCGATCTGGCCGATCGCACCGACGAGGGCAGATAGGGCTGGCGCGGCCGCTTCGGCACCCTGCACGAACGTGTCGAGGATCCCGCCGCCCGCGCTCTCCAGGGCCTCGCTGACCGACTGCTTCAGCGAGCGGAGCTTCACGATCGCCAGGTCCGAGCCCTTGGCGATGTTGTCGCCGATGTCGTCGCCGATCTGCTTGGCGGCCGCCGAGGTCCGCAGCGCGGTCTTCTCGAACAGCGTCATCTCGTCGATCGGCTTCGTGATGCCCTGGGCCAGGGCCTCGCTCGCCAAGTCGGCGTCGGAGACGTCGATGTTGTAGCGGGCCAACGCCCGGCCGCCGCGGGCCATCGCTGCTGGTAGCTGATCTACGACATCAGCGACCGACCCGAGCGACGGGTCCAGCGCGACCGCGTTCGCGGCGAGGGCGATCAGCTGCTCGCTGGTGTTGGCGATCTCCTCACGGGTGGCGCCGCTCGACTTGGCGAGGACAGCGAAGTTCGCGATCGAGGCCCGGATCGCGTCGTCGTCCGACCCGAGCTGGAGTGCTAGCTCAGATAGGTCCTTGTTCAGCGTCCCGACGTTGATCGTCTCGACCACGTCCCGGTACTCGCCGAGGGTCTGGGTCAGGCGCCGGTTCGCTGCTTCGGCCTCAGCGGCCTGCGTAGCGGCTGCGCCCAGGACTCCTACCGTGGCACCGAGCGCAGCCGACGCGACTGCGCCGACCGGGCCCATCCCGTTCAGGACGTTCGCCAGGCCGCTCGTACTGCCCGTAGCGGCCGACGCGAGACCCGAATAGATCGTCGCGACGCTGCCGACGTGGCCGAGCGACGCCCCGGCAGCCGGCGCCGCGTCCTTGACCTTCCCGAGCGAGTCGGCCAGGGCGTTCGTGTCCTCGGCGGCGCTCGCAGCCGCGCCCGTGTCCGCGGCTCCTACGGCACCTTCGATGCTGGACGTGATGTCGTCCAGGTTCGCCACATCGACGTCGATGTCCGTGTCGGCCTCATCGACGGCGCCGACGATCAGGTTCGTGATGCTGTCGGGATCCGCTAGTCCTACCGAGACCTCCTCCCGCGAGGCCTCCACCGCGTTGGAGATCAGAGCGGTCAACTCTTGCGGGTCGGCGAGATCCACACTGACCGACGCCTTCACGTCGCCCAGCTCCCGCTCCAGCAGAGCGGCCGCGTCTTCGGCGCCCATCTTCGCGGCGACCGTGATCGCCGTCGTCAGATCCTTGATCTGGTTGAACGCTTCGGTGAGATCCAGCCGTACCGGTTCGTCGACCACGGCCGGATTCTCGCACGTCCTACCCGCTCTAGGTCTCGGAGGGCTCCAAGAGTCGCGGGTCGGTCACCCCGAACAGGTGGAGCGGTTCGGGCTTCCCCTCCCGGTGGGCCTGGAGGCGGGCCCTGATGAGGCTCCGGTCGTCCACGGGCCGCCAGCCGCCCGTTGGGCGTCTCGGGGTCCGCGGGCCCGCCACGGGCTCCTCAGGACGCCTGGGGGCCCGTGCGTAGGACAGGACCGCGGCGACCTGCCAGACCTTCATGTCGTCCACGTCACGCGGCGTGAGCCCGACGGTGCGCATCGCGAGGTAGAGGCCTGGCAGCATCCTCAACGGCCGGTAGGAGATCAGGAGATCGGCGCTCCCGGGATGAACCGGTTCGCCAAGGCTTGGGCGTCCATCACCGACACGGGCATCGGCGTCGGGGCCGTCGTGCTCGCCGAGGAACCGTTGGAGCGCGGCCCAGAGGCTAAAGGGACGGTCAGCCAATGCTCTTGGAGGGCGTCCCGGAGCTGGTTGAAGTTCCGCGCGCACCACGCCGGCATCGCCTGGCTGTCGTACTCACGCTCCACATCCCCGAGCGCAGCTATGACGTGGGTCAGCCACCGGCCGCCGATGTCCTTCGCCATCCGCTGCTGGTCCTCCGGCTCATCGGCTTCGCGGGTCTCACCCACGAGCCGCATGAACACGGCGTCCAGCTCATAGAACTCCTTGACCGTCGGCTCCCGCAGCGTGATGACACGGTCGCCGGCCAGGGAGAGCTCCACCCGGCCCGACGAGAGGAGCCGCAGCTCATCGGCTTCCGGGGTCGTACTCTCGCTCGGGGTCACCATCGCCCGCCACCTCTCCGTGAACGCTCAGGCCGTGTTCCGCTAGTAGCTGGGGGGTCGCGTGCCGGCTGGGAGGCACGCACCAGTAGCACCACTCGGCCGACGGGACGACCGGGTCCAGGAATCCTCCCTCCAGTAGGGATCGGACCCACGGGTCGGTCTCATCGACCGGGTACTCGTCGCCGGCCCCCATCCCCGGCAGGTTGATGTTCGCCCGCGCCCGGATCACGGAGCCGTGTCCTGCGTGAAGCTGACAACGGTCGTGTTCACGATCACGAGCGAGCCCTCCATGAGGAGCTGCGGGAACCCGCCCAACGTCGCTTCCTTGCCCCGGTAGGTCAGATGAGCCGGCGCGAACAAGCTCCCGCCCGTCCAGCGTGCCTGGAGGATCCGGTGGAGCGCCCAGGCGTAGGTCGCGCCGAGGTCACCCTCCGCCGTGACCGCCCCAGCCGACGGCAACGCCACCGCGACGGCCGGCGCGCAGGTAGCGATCTCGACCCCCCACGTCACGACCGACGTCACCGCGCTCGGGAGTCCTTGCGCCAGTAGGGGCTGCACCCGGGTCCGGCCGCTGTCGCCGCTGAGGATGCTCTCGATCCACACGGCGATCTGGTCGCAGTCCCGCGCCGGCCGGCCGTGGGCGAAGATCTGCCGAGCCGGCACCCCGATCGAGGCGGCCCCTAGGTCGGCTACCACGTTGGCGAGGAGCGCATGGCCGAGGTCCTTGAGCGTGTCGGGGTTCACCGGCGGGTCCTCTCGAACGCAGCGCGGGTCATGTCGCTGAGGTTCCGCTCGGCCAGGACCCCCTCGGGCCCGTAGAGGAAGTCGTTCCCGGTCGTGCCCCGGTGGAACACGCGGCGCGCGAACACGTCTTCGCCGCCGGGTCCTACCCAGTGGAGGGCCCTGGCCTTCACCGGGAGGATCCAGTGCGCCTGCGTCCCGAAGCGGAGCCACTCGATGATCTGCGCCCGCTGGTTCCTCACCGTGAACGTGATCGCCTGCCCATCGAACGTCGGCGGCGTCGCTGTCCACTGGTCCGCCGTGTGCGACTGGCCCTGCTGCGACCGGGGCGTCGCGTCTCGTAGCGCCCCACGGACATCCACCGCGAGCATCGTCGCCGCCGCGGTCACCCGCTCGATGAGCTTCTGGCGGAGGGCCTGCTCGTTGTCCACCGCGCCACGCTACCTGTGAGGCGCGAACGGGTCGTGCGCCGGCCGGCCGTGGGCGTACTGCTCCCAGCGGCCCTCGGCCCACACCTCCAGGATCGCGACGGCCGCACGCGCCGCCGCCCTGCCGTCCACGTGGGCGTAGACCTTCCGGGAGGTGACGTACCGCTGCGCCCGCACCATCCGGTGATCCTTGATCGCGTCGAGGATCGTCGCGTGCAACTCGATCGGCAGGTCGCACTGGAGTCCTACATCCGCTAGGGCCCAGAACCGCAGCCCATGCTCGACGTCGCGCCGATACCAGGGGGCGTTCAGCAGGACGACGGGCCGGTCGGTGCTCGCGAATTCGTAGATGGTGGAACTGTTGTCGCACACGTACACATCGGCCAGGTCGAGGACCGTCTCGAACCGCTGGTAGACCTTCATCGGGCCGCGGGCCGGAGCCCGCATCCAGCCCCCGATCTCATGCGCCCGTGGGTGATGGTGACCGGCGAGGCGGAACCCGCGGGTCTTGTCGTCTTGGTGGGCTAGGGCCTCGACAGCATCCATGTAGTGCTCGAACGCCGGGCGGGCCTCGGGGATGTGCGTCTTGGTCGCGGGCTGGAAGTGGAACGAGATGACCACGAGCGGCAGCTCGCCAACCTCAGTGGAAGATCCCCACCTCACCCCGTTCGCTGCGACGGCGTGCCACGGGTCGAGCTTCGGGCAGCCCACCACCGCCGTCGGCGTCTCCGGGTACATGTCGCGCCAGCGTTGCGCCACGGTCTCGTTCGGGCAGATGAACAGCTGCACGGCCCTACGGTCGCTACCCCCCGGGTAGGACGGGTCGTGGTCGCTGTAGCTCTGACCGGCGCCGTGCTCCACGAGGACCGTCGGTCGGGGCCGGACGAACTGCTCATCCTGGTAGGACGCGACGAGGGTCAGGCACCGCGGGTCGCCCTGACGCTTGAGGAGAGGCTGGCTGCGGAGCGACGGCCAGTAGGACATCCGGTTCTGGGCGTCGCCGACGACGTGGAACCGGCCCCGAACACTCTCCGGCAGCGCCTCCCAGATCGGCAGGAGATGATCGACGTAGTTCTCCTGGCTGGCGTAGGCGTCGATCAGCGGCCTCACGTCAACCGCCACTTCCCGTAGCACTCATAGGTCAACGCGTCGGCCAGCGCCGCCGCCGTGATCCCGTGAAGCTGACTCTCGTAGGCGAGCAACGCCCGCAGCTTCTCCATCGGCCACACGACCTCCTCCACCAGCCACCCATCAGTCCGGATCCCGATCAGGTTCTCCGCCTCGGTCAGGAACCGGGACCGGTAGCCAGGCTCGGCCCACACGACCAGCGGCACACCTGCGACCCGACACACCTGCGCGGCGACGTCCCGGACATAGGTGTGGTCCGGGTGGGAGATCGCCAGCGGCGCCCAGATCCCACCCGGCCGGCCCGTGCCTTCCCACTCCCCGAGCAGCGCATCGATCAGCTCACCCCGGAACTTCCTTGGCCTCTCAGCGATGTGGTACTGGCAGTCGAGGAACCCGAGGTGGCGGGCCTTCCACCCGATCTGGTCGAGCGCCCGCTGGTCCTCATCACGGCGTATCGCGACGACGTCGTCGTCCTCATCGAACCCGCACCGATCATCGTGGGGCCGGTCGATGAGCTTCGGGTAGGGGTCCGGCGCCCCGGCGAACACGGTGACGCACGTCCCACCGGGGTTGTCGGTCATGTGCTGGCCGAGGCCCAACACGGCATCGTCCAGGTGAGGGCTGATCACGAGCATGAGATCCACCTCCTCACCAGCCATCATGCTCCCCTACCGGCCCTAGGCGAATCAGCCAACCCCGGTTCTTGATGCTGTACGACATCCAGCGTCCTAGCAGCTCTAGCTCCGCCGGGCGCCACAGCGACACGTGATGCTCCGTGACCGGCATCCCCGGTGCCCAGGCCTCGGCGAAGTCGACCGGGGTGCAGATCACGACCTGCCCCCGAGTCTTGCCTAGGGCCGCGAGCGCGGCGCCCTTGTCCATGTGCTCCAAGACGTCGATCATCAGGATCGTGTCGTAGGCACAGAGCCGTTCGGCCGGCTGGTCCTCGAACCGGCCGCACATCACCGTCCCGCCCGCCGCCGCCCGGTAGAGCGCCCGCAGGGACCACTCCTCGATGTAGCCCTGGTAGGCCTCCAGCGCATCGATCCGGTCGAACGTGAGCCGCCCGTCGTCACGGATCAGCACGGGCGCCTTCCCGGTCCCGGGCCCCACATCGAGGACACGGCCCAGCGGCCCGTGGCGGGCGAGGAGATCCAGGATGAACGGCCACTGCGCCAGGAGGCTGGTCGGCATCAGGACGCCCCGGTCCACTGGGGTTCGTACTCGCCGCACCAATGATCCCACCGGGTCCTCGGCCATAGGGCCTCCAGCGTCGCGGGAAGGAGCGGCGACCGACGGCGGCATTCGCCCCACTCGGCGGCGTCCTCCCGGGACCAGAACTCGCAACGACCGCACGCCCGCTGGCCCCACGGGAGCCGGTAGAGCGCGAGCGTGACCGGGTCGTAGACCGGCGGCGGTTGCTCGATCGAGGGGACCGGAGCGACCGGGATACCTCGACGGTACGGGCTGGTCGGCATCTCCTACCTGCCCTTCACCTGCCGCTCGTCCTGGCCCTCCCGGGATGCGGCGAGCGCGACAAGACGCTCGTACCAGCCGTTGTTGGTAGCGACCCGTTCGAGGACGCCGCGGATCTCATCGTGGAGCCGTTCCACCTCTCGCTCCGCAACCACCAGAGCGGCCTCGGCTTGGCACTTCGCCCACCGCTCGGCGTGAACCTGTTCGTGCCGCTCCACTAGGAGCCGTGCTGCGTCCGCCTTCCATCTGTCCCTGTCCCGGTAGGCGGCGAGCAGCGCGTCGGCGGCCTGCTTGCAGAACTTCTGGAGCGCCCCCTTCTCCCACCCATACGGATGGAGCATCTTCTCGACCAGTGCCCGCACTTCTGGTTGCGTTTCCAGTGCTCTGACCCGGCCAATGGTCAGCCGATCCCGGGTCCTTGCCGGCGTCCGTGGCGTCTCCAACGACTGCCACCACTCCTCACTCCGGTTCATGGCATCTCCTACAGGCCCTTCGGCCCGAGCCGGACGATGAGCTGACGCGCGTCGCCCTTCGGCCAATGGAAGAACTGGGGCTGCCGCCGCCCGAGGCGGGCCAGGTCCAAGAACATGTCGGTCGTCCACTGGCTGATGTGCTGCTCCAGCGGCGGGACGCCCGTGTTGTCGCTCTCCAACGCGTCGGTCGGGGTGCTGACGATGACCTGCCCCGGGATCGCGTTGATGACCTGCAACCCTACGGGCACCTCGACATGCTCGATCACGTCGGCCATCAGCACCGTGTCGTACGTCGACCACGCGTCGAAGTCCTGCATCAGGTGCGGCTCGACGTACCGGTAGAGCGAGCCCTCATAGGACCAGACGGAGTGATGGAGGTTCGGTTCGAGCGCGTCGACATAGTGGGGCTTCACGTTCAGGTACTCGCGCAACAGGACCGCGGCCTTCCCGTGACCAGCGCCAACATCGAGGATGAACCGGTGCGGGTAGGGGCTCGACTCGATCGCCCACAGGATCCAGTCCCACTGCCCCAGGACCGAGCTGCCGTAGCCGTCCATCAGGGCTGCCTCGCGAACGACCAGAGCCGCGGGATCGCGAGATCCCACCAGACCGCTCCGGTGGGTAGGACCTCCGGCGCATGCTCGATCCACAGGCCCGCCGCGTGCGCGGCGCGTGACACCTCCCCGAACGAGTGGATCCACCACCCGCCCGGGAGCCGATCCTCCGGCTTCCCGGCCTGGTGCCGGTAGCCCCAGTAGTGATGCGGGATGTCCAAGATCAGGCGTCCGTGCGGCGCTAGGAGCCCAGCAAGCTGCCGGATCGCCTCGGCCACCCCCGCGGGCGTGAGGCTATAGAGGACATGGAAGCTCACGACGAGGTCCACGCTGCCCTCGGGGGCGCTCAGCGCCGGGATGTCGGTCACGACCTCCGAGATGTTCGGGTGGGTCCGCTCGAAGCCACGCACAGCGTCGCTCGACGCGTCGGCGGCGAAGACCCACTTGCACGTCGCCGCCAGGACCCCGGTCAGGCGCCCGAACCCGCAGCCCCAGTCCAGTACCACGCCTAGGTCCCGGGGACGTGGGCCCGTGACCCCTGTCACCTCGTCGAGCAGGTCGTAGACCCGATCGAGATCGTTGTAGGCGCTCGCGGCCCACTCCTTCGGGCCCTTGTGCGCCGAGCCGTGCGAGGACTTCCGGCCCAACTCATGGGCCGCTATGGCCCACTCACGCGCCGTGTGAAGGTCACGTTCGGGCAACATCCAGGCTCCTCTCGTGGGGCGGCGCCCCGAGCCCGAGCACGGCCCAGACTTCCCCCCACGAAGCCCCAGGCCCGGGACGCCCGCACTCAGGCTATTGCCGTCGCGCGGATCTCGCCTGCGACTACCTGCCGTAGGAGCTTCTCGAACCGGTCGAAGTCGCTCCGACGCGGGTCCAACGCCGCCGCCCGCTCCAACGCCCAGCACGAGTACGTGTCGTAGAGGAACCGGTCTTCATAGAGCGCATCGATCGACCGGGCCCAGCTGTTCACATGGTCCCTGTGGATGAACAGGCCCGCCGTCCCCAGGCTTTCCACAAGCCCATCCGTCGCGTGGGCGATCGTCGGGATCCCCGAACACGCCGCCTCGATCGCGCAGCGGCCCCAGCTCTCATAGGACGACGGCATCAGCAGGATCTTCGTCCGGGCGTAGACATCCTCCACGACATGCGCCGTGTTCGGGACCAGAATCACGTTCGGGGGAAGCTCCGGCGGGATCTCCTGCAACGCGTAGGCCCCGGCGACCGCCAGGAACCGGCGGTGCGGCATCATCGCGGCGAGCCGCCAGAACAAGGGGCCACCCTTGGCCTCGGACAGGTTCATCAGCGTGACCCGGTCGTCCGTGAACTCCTTGACCCGGTAGCGGACCGGCTCCACCGGCGGATGCACCACGGCGATGTGGCCCGGCCACCACGTGTCGTAGATCGCCTTGAGCCAGTAGGAGTTGACGACGATCAGGTCCGCGTCGACCGGCTGCACCGAGTGGAACTTGAGCTGCCGGTCGTTGTGGATCAGGTGCACGACCGGCGCCCCGGTCTGGCGACCGACGACCGTGGCCTCCCGCGTGTTGTCCAGGTGCGTCAGCAGAACATCGACCCCGGCGAGGGGCCGATGCCCGACGTAACGGTGGACCCCGACACCGTCATAGCCCTGCGAGGAGAACACTCCCCGCGCGACGAACACGTCGCACGTGTGACCGCGGCGGACCATCTCCCGCAGGAGCCCATGCAACATCCACTCCGCCCCCGCGTTGTGGTAGGGCGGGTACTTGTGGACGACCGCCCCGATCCTCAACGGCCCCTCGGGCTCCCGGGCCCGTTTCCGGCCCGGGTGCGGCACCGACTCGAACGGGTTCACCGGTGCCGCAACGCCGACGGCGAGGTGGGGTAGGCCAACGAGGCGCCGCTGTCCGGGCCGCTCTCCTTCCCCATGCTGGCGAGCCACAGGTCGATCAGGTAGATCCCGGTCCGGCCGGCGTCCAAGAACGTCTGCGGGTCCAACAGGGCGAACGTGATCCCCTGACGGGTCACCGTCTGGACCCGCTCCGGCAGGGTGCAGCCCGTAGCCCCTACCCCGGCGAGGGCTAGCTCCCCCGCCAGCATCGCGCAGGCCATCTGCGCGTCCTCCGGCGGGCGGGACCCCCACTTGAAACTGATCGACCAGGTCCCCGGCTCGCTGTCAGGCAGGCGTAGGTCCTGGCAGCCGGGCCAACCACCCGTCGACACGGCCGCCTCCACGTCCGTCAACGTCGGGCTGACGACCGGTGTCGCGTTGGTGAGGACCCTGGCCTCATAGAGCTGGTAGAGGCTCGTGTCAATGACCTCGCCGTCGACCTTCACCTCGGTGATCTCCTGCACCGGGAACCAGGGCGACAGGTCGAGCTGGAACAGCGACCCGCACGAACACGCGCCGAGCGGCGCCTGCCCACACGTACAGGGCCCGGACCAGTAGGCGAGCCACCCGCCGTAGTCCTCCTGGGTGTACCCGATCGCTTCGCGCCGCCGCCCCGAGCTGTAGCACGGGTTCCGGCACGGCCGCAGCGACGTGACGGTGCAGAGACCCTGGAAGTGGCGGCCGCTGAGCCTGAAGCAGATCTCGCTCGCCGGCATCAGCCACGGGGCGATGTCGTCCTCCGACAGGCCCTCGTACTTCTTGAGGTGGTGGACCTCGTCGTAGCCGATCCACGGGGCGCACAGGTCAGCCGAGACGGTCATAGCCCGGATCCTACGAGAGACGGCGCCGTCCTGGAGCTGGTGTGGTGCCCCAGGGCGACGCCGGCTCGTCCTAGCGCAGCTAGGACCCGGTCGGAGCCGTCAGGTAGGCGCAGGTCGGCACCACGACGGACGGGTCGAGGAAGTAGCCCCACGGTCCCGAACCGGCCCCGACCGGCCAGTCACCCGCCGGACCCCGAGCCGTCGTGAGGACCGTGTTGCCGTAGCCCTTCCCGGTCAACGGCACGACCAGCGCGCCTTCCTCGATCGTGAAGTCGCCCACCACGAACTTCACCCGAGGCCAGAAGTACCGGATGTAGAGCGGATTGGAGCTCCCATCCACCGCCTGCTGGTTCCCATCCCACGCCAGCGACCAGGCCTCCAGGCAGACACCGTTCTTGTTCGCCGCGTCCACGGCCGGCGCCGCGAGGCCGATCACGTTCGTGGACAGGTCCGTCAACGCGGTCCACCCGGTCATCATCTCGATCAGCTGGCTGTCGAGCTGGCACAGGTTCACCGACGGGTTCGCGCCCTTCAGCTTGTCCTCGCCCTGGTAGGTCAAGCAGAGCGTCCCGCCACCGTTCTTCTGCTCGATGTCCGCCCCGGTGCTGTAAACGAACGTGTTCGCCACGTTGACCACGGCCGCGGACTGGTAGGCGTTCTTGGCGCCCGCAAGCACGGCGCCGCTCGCGGCGAGTCGATGCACCCGCATGGCGACGACCTGGATGGACTCGAAGCACGGAGACGTCATGGGTCCCTCCTAGGACGCACCGAAGATGCAGTCGCGGTTGCACAGGTCGACAGGAATCGAGAGGACCTGGAGCGTCGCGTCCGAGGCGCAGTGCTCCTCGTAGGTGTAGGACGCGAAGCGTTGGGCCTGGACAACGAGGCTGTTCGTCGCCCGGTTCACCGACTGGCGCATCTCCGCTTCGTCGGCGGGGAGGACGACCACATCCCCGAGGCGCACATCGATGTTCGGGCTCATGAAGATCCACTGGATCTGCGACAACGGGTCCCGGGCCGCGAGGCCATCAGGATGCGCCCGGGCGTAGGCGGCATCGGTCACGACCAGGTTCCCGAGGCCCGCATCGACGAGCTGCGTACCACGCTCGACGATGAACCCCTCCTCGATCCCTACCCGGGCTACTGCCGGCGGGACATGGAGGATGCCACGCTCGCCGAGCATCGTCTCCGCCCACAGGTCGGTGATCCGGTCGAACGCCACGTGGTAGGGCTGCGGCGCCGTCGTGATCACGTCCATGTTCGCTGGGTCCGTGAGATACGGGTTGCCGTAGGCCCCGGCGACCGAGAACGCCCCATACATCAACTCCCGGGCGATCACGAACGACTGGGTCCGCTCCAGGTTCAAGCGGGCCGAGTCCTGCCGTTCGAGGAGCGTCCGGCCGTCCATGAGGCTCTGCGAGCCGCGCAGCTCCGGCGCCCACACGATGAACGCCGTTTCGCTACCGACGCAGCAATGCTCCGCGACGGCACCGATCGAGCCCGGCGAACACCAATCGAGTAGCCCTGCTCCTACTGCGCGGCCCTGGACGTGGATGACGCCGGCTTCCCACCCGAGCGGCGAGTCCAGAGTCCCGAGGGCCTGTAGGAGCGACCGAGAGGGGAGCAGGGGCGCGGGCGCACCGACCGGGGTCTTGGGTCCGGGCGTTGTCGCCATCCGTGTCCTCCTGCTCCCCTACGGCCGTTAGGTCCTGGCTGGGGTCAGGACCCGCAGACGTCCGGGGTGTAGGTGCCGGCCGAGGCGCCGTTGATGCAGAGCGTCATGTTGAGCCGCTGCGCCTCGAAGCCACGGAAGCACAGGCCCTCGAACGTCTCGGCGAACATCTGGAAATCGTTCGTCGTGTTGAGGGTGCTGTCCCGCACGATCCCGAGGTCCAGGCTCCCGCCATCGAGGAGAACCCAGGTCCCCTCCACATACAGGTAGCCGATCACCGTCCGGGGGAACGGCAGCGTCGGGCCGTCGGTCTGCGCCGCGGTCATCGCCTGGATGTCGTTCTCGCCGTCGATGAAGTACCAGGGGTTGACCCCGGCGTCACGGATCCGGGCATCGATCCACGAGTCAGCGATCTCGTGCTGCTCGTTCCCGTAGGCCAGCCGCTCGGCCATGTCCAGCTTCACCGCAGCGTGGATCCAGTCGGGGAGCGCAACCCGGATGTTCACGCCCGGGTCGAGCCGGTGCCGCTGCCGGTAGCCCCACGCCTGCCGGGACAGCGCAACCCGGAGGCCCTGTAGGAAGCTGCGCTGCCCACCGTTGTAATCGACCTGCAGGACACCCGTCGGGCCCGCCATCTGCTGCAGGAGCAGCGTCTCAGCGAACCGGGCCTGCGCCGCCATCGTCAACGTCACCCACTGGTCCACCTGCTCGGGGAACGTGCGGGCGTTGAAGTTCCCGAACTGCAGGATCCGCGTGATCGCGTACCACTGGCACTCGACCTCGCTCTTGCAGGCGAACGTCTGCTTCGGCTTCGCGTTCCCGGCGATATCCATCGCCTCGGTGTACTTCGACACCGCGCTACCGGCCGTCCCGGGCGCCGCGGTCGTCGTCTGGATCTCGGCGAGCGTCGAGGGCGGCACGAATCGAATACCACCCCTCGGGGCACCGACCGACGGCAGGTTCGCCCGCACCGGCCGCACGTCGCTGGCGAGAGTCAGGAGGTCGTACTGGACCGGGAACGGGGCGCAGATACCGCCCGCCGCGGTCAGCGCCGCCTGCTGCTTCTGCGGCTCGAACAGCCGGTCGAGAACCGCGCCGTTCTCGGCCGCGGTCGCCGTCGCCGAGAGCTGCTGCCCCTCCGGGAAGTCCCACTCCACGTGGACGATCGGGACCTGGACCTCCACGCCCGGAGCCGCCCGCGAGTAGCGGTCGTGCGCCGACACGAAGGCCTCCACGACCTGCCGCCGGTTCTTGACCCGGACGCCGCCCTCCTGGGACAGCTCGATCTTCGCCGTCACCGCGGTGTCACGCCGCGGCGCCGCCGGAACCCGAGCAGCGCTACGGCCAGCGACCTGCTCCAGCGACGGGCCCCGCGACTGCCGAGGCGCCGTAGGGGCCGCCGCGAGGACCGGCTCCGGCTCGTCCTCGACGGACGGCTCACCCTCGCCCTCCTCGGGGTCCTCGGGCTCGTCCTCGTCGGTGTCGTCGTCGTCGTCCTCGGGGCCCTCATCCTCGGCCGCCTCGGGCTCCTGCAGGCTCTCGACGAGCGCGTCGAACGCTTCGTCGTTCTGCCGGTCTTCCTCCGCCCGCTTGACCTTCTCGTCCCGGACCGCCTTCACGGCCTCGACGATCTTCTCGGTCTCGGCGAGGATGTCCCGCTTCTCCTCGCGGGAGGCCTCGTCCATGCGGGACTTGGCGTCGTTCAGGCCATCGAGGAGCAGGTCCTCGATCTCCTGCAGCTCCTCGGTCGTGAGGGTGCCGATCTCAGCGAGCTTGGCGAGGATGGCTTCGAGGTCCACGGCGTCCTCCGTGCGTGTGGATCAGCGACAGGCAGGTGGGTCGCTCGCCACACCAGCACGGCCTACGGCCGCCTGCGACCTGCGAAGCCGGAGGCCCTACGGACCCGACGACTGGGCCGGGAAGATAGCACGGCCCGGCCACCGCGTGTTCAAACCCGCCTATTGGCCGTCTAGGGAGGCGCCTAGTGGCGTGTCGCTTAGTAACGCTGTCGATGATCGTTTGTTTCGGACTATCGATCTAGGGCGGAGGGACAGGCGGTTTCGTGGCCCCACCGACGAGCGCCCCGACCGACACCGCGGCCGTGTTCGAGAACACGACCAGCGCCGCGTGGTCGACATTGTCCTCCACGATCAGGAGTACCGCCATGAGGACCAGCGATACGACCGCGATCACGATCAGGCCCAGCTCGCGCAGGATCGGCAGTGGCGGGCGAGGCGTCATAGCCCAGCTACACGAGCGCCGGATAGTGCAGGCTGATCTCGACCGCGTCCGTGCTCGCCGTCGCGAACGACGGCGTCAACCCGATCCCGCTCACACCCGACCCGTCGAACAACGTCAGGACCCCGCCCGCCGCCATGCTCACGATGCCCACATAGGTCCCGGCGCCCGCCGCCCGCGTGTACCGGAAGATCCCGACGACCCCGCTGATGTACTTCGGGGTCGGCAGCGCCGCCGCCGTCACCGTGATCACGTTCCCAGCCGAACCCGCCGCGCTGATCGTGCCGATCAACGTCGCGTAGACCTCGTCCATCGCGATCCGGTAGCTGGCCTCGGTGAACGCGCTCGCGCGGGCGCCGCTCTGCGCGACGGACACGGTCCCGAGCGTGTCCCGGGTCCCGGAGCCGTCCACCAGTAGATCACCGCTGGAGAACTCCGCCGTCTGCCCACCATCCCCAGACAGAGCAACCGCTACTACGAACGGGTCCGCCGACGACCCCGCCCCGGAGACGTTGATCCCGTCCCCGGGGCTCACGAAGCACTGGCAGCCGCTGACCGTCTCGCACCCGCACCGCGACATCGGGATCTCCTACTGGATCTCGGCGATCAGGTCGTTCACCAACTGGTCCGCCTGCCGGTCCACCAGGAGCGTCAACATCCGCTCGACCTTGGTGACACGGGCCTCCAACGCCAGCCTCGCCTTCCGCTCTGCCCGCAGCGCCGTCAGGCCCTGAGCAGCCACGTGACGAGGTCCTAGCCCAGCTACCAGCGCCCCCTGCTCCGGCCGCACACTGGAAACGCGTTTCTCGGTGTCCACTACCTCGACGAGGTCGACGGCCGACGCGACCAGTGGGAATCCGGGGACGTTCACCTGCAGGACCGCGACCAGCTCCAGGCCGCTACCCGGAATAGGACGCCAGTCCCCCGACGGACCTGTCGCGTTGAACTCCCGCACCTGCTCCGGGGTGATCCCCGGGCGCGCCGCCCCACACGCCCAGATCCCGTGCTTCCCGTCCCGGACCACGATGTCCGCCACGGCGCAGCCCGTGTCGTCATAGTGCGCCATCGCCGAACGGACCCCGACATGGAGGTCGGCGTGGCCGGTGCCGAGCGTGACCTGCCCGACCCGGACCTCGTCGCCCTCCTCCGTGATCAGCATCCCCAGGTGGTAGTAGCGGTAGTCGGTCGCCGAGTGGGGCGCGATCGTGCAGACATCCTGGATCCCGAGGTGGCATTCGCCCCACGCCGCGATGTGGCCCTGGACGCTGCCGTCGTCACGGATGTGGAGCGGCACGATCCAATCCGGCTCCGGCGCCTCGAACCACGCCGCCGGAGGCTTCACCGGCGGGGAGAGCTCGTCGGGGACCGCGATCGAAGCGAGGAGCGCCCGTAGGGCCGCCGTGTAGCCCTCCGCCTGCGCCGTCGGCAGGTTCGGTAGGTCCGGGACCGGGACATACAGCGTCTCGGCCGCCGCGACCATCAGTTTCACCGCCGCCGCCGCGTCCTCCTCGGTCTCGCCGTCAGGGATCGGCTCCATCAGCGTCGCCGCGAATGCCGGGGTCGCTACCTGGTGCATCCCGAGGATCGTGGCCTCCGGGTAATAGAAGATCCCGTCGGTGCACATCTCGTAGACGCCCCACGGGTCCTCGATCGTCTCGTACTCGGAGCAGACGAACTGGCCCTGCCCGAGCGCGTCCATCGAGACGCCCCTCAGCGATCCGTTCGCCAGTAGCTCCGCGGCCCGGAGCCCATCCTCGTCGTCGTTGAAAACGCCGGTGCCGACGACGACCGACCCGTACTTCTCCAGCGTGTCGATCCGGCCGCTGATGAACCCACCCAGATGCTCATAGGCCGTGACGGTCTGCGTCGACAGCGACAACGGCAGGGCCCGCCAGTCGAGCGCCCCGAACCCGCGGCCGTCATCGGTCATGCCCTCCATCGCCACGACCGCACGCCAGCCGAGGCTCAACCTCGTGATCGTCGGGTCCATCTCCTAGCCCTCCTTCACCCCGACGAACGGGGCGTAGTCACATTGGCAGCCCGGGTGATCGCCCGGGAAGTAGGACGGACCAGGAGGCCAATCCTCGCTATTGGCAAGGGCCACGTCGCTGAAATCGGTGAACTTCAGGCCGTTCAATTCGTAGTGCGGCTCGAAGACGGTCGTGCGCGTGCCCGGATCACCGTAGATCCACTCGTAGCCCTCGAACGTCATGCCCTGCTCCTCGACCGTCTCCACCGCGATCGGCCCAGTCGCTACCCCGCCTAGGGTCAGCGGCTCCGTCGCAACCGGCGCCGGTACCCCGCCGCTGATCGACAGGACCTCACGCGCGACGTTCGGCGGGATCGACACGGTCACATCGAATTCGCCGAGCGCCTCCTCGATCGGGATGACCGACGGCCGCCGCTTCGGCGCCGCCGCGATCATCGCCAGGAACAGATCATCCGCCGACAGCTTCTCCAGACGGGCCCGCATCTCGCCCCACGCCGCCTCCCGAGCGTCGCCGTAGCGGCCCTCCACCCGCGCCCACAACGCGCCCGTCGACGCGCCCGCCGCTCCCGCGATCATGCGGATCACGTTCTCCTGATGCGCGAGGACGATCTCATGGAAGCGGGCCTCCAGCTCATCGAGCGCATCCGCGACTGCCTGGCCCGGCGACACCCCCAACGACTCGACCCGCTGAACCCCTAGCGCCGCAACGATCGCACGGTTCTGCAGATGCCGAAGCTCGGCCCGTAGCTCGGCGTTGGCCTTCGCCCGGACCTGCGCCCCAATCCGCTTGTAGGCATCGCGCATCGCCGTGTCCGCCGCCGACTGAAGCCGGTACCGCGCCGCGCCTTCCGCAGCGGCGAGCCGGGCTCCTAGCGCTGCTCGGCGTCGCGGGCCGGCCGTCACGATCTCCCACGGCGGGACCACGACCGCGGCGGCGAGCGGTAGCTCGTCGTCGCCCTGATCCGTCGGTGGAGGCGCCCCGGGCTCCTCCGGCGCGGTGGGCTGCTCCGGCGTCGGCGGCATCGCGGCCTTGCGGGCCTCGGCCTTCTGGCCCAGCTCCTCCTCGTCCGGCGCGTCCTCCTCGGTGTAGTTGTTCACCCGCCGCCACACCCGGCCCGCCAGCAGATCGTTCTCGTAACCGAAGTTGCTGGACTCGGCCTGGTCGGGGTCCTTCGTCGCGGCCGAGGGGTCGTACCAGATCAGGAACCGGCGCGCGACCTCCGGGTCGATCGGCCCGAAGTCGAGGTCCTTGGCCTCCATGAACGGGTAGAGGTAGCCGACCGTCCAGCTCCGGCACAGGACCCCTGCGAGGGGATCCAGATGGAGCTTGAACTGCTCGTCGGTGATGACCTCGGCGTTGCGGAACTTCACATCTCCTAACCCCAGTACCACCTGGTCCGGGAGATCCACCCCTCCAGCGATCGCGCCGAGGAGTTGTGGCACCCGGGCCATCGCTGTCTTGTCGAACTCTCGGGCGAAGCTCTGGTGCCTGAACTGGTCGATCGTCTCGCCCGCTACGTGCAGTAGGAACGGGACCACCGCCGCCGCGCTGCCTTCGTCGTCGATCGGTGTCGAGAAGTGCCGGACCAGCTTGTCCGCCAGGATGTCGACGCCGTCGGGGTGTTCCGGATCCTTGTTGTCATCGGGCCCGAGCTTCGCCGACTTCGGGACCAGCCACACGCCTGCGTTCAGCCGGGACCGAGTCGCGCTCCGGAAGTAGCGCTGGATGAGCAGCAGCTCCTCACAGGGCTCCAACAGCCGGCGCATCGGCGTGATCGCCAGTTCGCCCCTACGGGGATGAGGACGCCAGATCCGCACCACCAGCGACCGTGCCGGGTCCAGCTTGATCTCCGCGTCGGCGTCGCCGCCTGGCTTGATCTTCACCGCCCCGCCCGAACGCGGGAACTCGATCTCGTCGTTGCTGTAGACGTCGAACCGCTCAACGTCTACGCCAGATACCTCATCCGGCGCGTGGCGGGCCACCAGGAAGCACTCGCCCGGGATCGTCAAGTTGATCCCGGTCTTGCGGCCCATCTCCTGCAACCCCGAGCCCGTGTTCATCCTCACGAGCGCCGCCTGGGCCTTCTCGTAGGCGGTCTGGTCGAAGTCCTCGGGCGGATCCTCCGGGTCGACCTCGATCGGCCACGACGACGGGTCGGGCTGGTAGCCGATGTAGTAGCGGATCCTCGACATCGCGTTGCCGATGAAGTCCGTCGCGAAGCCGACCGGCGGGACCGAGTCGTAGTAGGACCAGGCCTCGCCCTGCCACTCCTGTTTCGTGGCCTGGACCCGCTTGATCACCTTGCGGTCGGCGATGTCGAGCGTCTGCGCCTGCGCGGTGATCCGCCGGTTCTGCGCCGGCTGGCCTCCTACGGTGACTTGGTCGCCGCCCGCCGCGACGGTCTCGTTCACTGCCCGGCGGCGTGCCATCAGCTCCCCCCTCGATCGCGCATCCTACGGCCCCTACCAGTAGGCCGGTTCGACCTTGATCTCGCACCGCGTCTCCGGATAGCCGGGGCCGCGCGCGAGGAGCGTGTACGTCCCGCCAGCCGGGTGATCCATCGGCGGTGTCTCCATGTGGTAGTGGCCCACGGAGTCCCGGACGATCTCCGGATCCAGCCCGTAGGTCCACACCTGCTTGCTGTCATCCGGGACCCGCATCTCCACTTCGACCGGGACCGGGTCGGCATCTTGGGCCGTGGGCTTCAACTTCCCGAACGTGAACGTGAACCATGCCGTTCCACCGTTACGCATCGCATTCCTCCAGCGAACAGGCCGAGGTCATAGCCGGCACCAGCGCGCCGGCTGTCACGTTCACCGGCTCCAGTGTGGCCGAGGAAATCCGGGCCGGCTCCAACGTCGAGCTGGAGCAGGTCACCTCTCCCGGCGGGACCTGGAACACACGGGCCCGCAGCCGCGCCGCGACCCGCAACAGGGCCCGGGTCCCGAACCCGGGCGAGTACAGGACGTAGGACCTCACCGACACCCGCAGCCGGGTCGCCGGGTTCGAGCCCTTCACGTAGCCGACGGACCTACTCCTGGTAGCGATCCGCAGCCGGCCCGGTGTCGCCGCGTCGTGCCGCGCCCCGGACCGTGCCCGGACCGCCGCCCGCAGCCGCGGCTGAGCGCCGGCGCCCTTCACGCTCGTGACCCGGGTCCGGATCGCCGCCCGGAGCCGCGGCGCCGCCAGAGCGCCCTTCACGGAGCCTGCCCGGGTCCGCGAGGCCACACGGAGCCGTGTCGTCTCCGCCGGGGCCGCGTGGGCGCCCTGGGCCCGTTGCCGGACAGCCAGCCGGAGGCGGGCACCCGTCTGGGCGATCCCGACCTGCGTCCCGAGCGCCCGGAGCTTCACCGCGGCCCTCAAGCGGGCCGCCTGAGCCGGCGCAGCGTGGGCGACAGCAACCCGAGCCCGGACAGCCAGGCGGAGCCTGGGGGTCACCGTGGGGGCAGCGTGGACCCCTGCCGTCCGAGCCCGGACCGCCGCCCGCAGCCGCGGCGCGGCCACCGGGGCCGCATGCGCAACAACGGCCCTGGTCCGCCCGCTGATCCTCAGCACGCTAGGAGACGCGTGCGCGCCCGCCGTCCCCGCCCGCAGATCCCCTACCGCCCGTAGGCGTGCCGTGTCACTCACCGCGTGGAGACCCGCCGCCCGCGCCCGCTCCGCTACCCGCAGCCGCGGTGCCGCCGTCGACGCGCCCTTCACGCTCGTGTCCCGCAACCGGACCGTCGTACGGAGCCGTGTCGCCTGTCCCGCCGCCGCGTGCGTGTCCGCCGCCCGCGCCCGTTCCGCCACCCGCAGGAACGCGCCAGTCATCACGTTGAGGGCCTGCGACCCGAACGCCCCGATCTTCACCGCCCCCCGGAGCCGGGTCGTCTCGTTCGGCGCCGCGTGGAGCGCTCCTGCCAGGAACCGTTCCGCGACCCGAGCCCTGGTAGCGGTTCCGGTCGCCGCGTGGGCCACCACGGCCCGGGCCCGCTCCGCTACCCGCAGCCGGGGTGCGGACGTGGACGCGCCCTTCGCGACGAGGGCCCGAGCCCGGGTAGCGGTTCTGAGCCGCGGCGCGCTCGTGCCGGCGCCCTTCACGCTCGTGACCCGGGTCCATTCAACCGCCCGGAGCCGACCGGCCTCGTTCGGCGCCGCGTGCGCGACGAGCGCCCGCGCCCGTTCTGCTATTCGCAGGCGGGGCGCGCTCGTCGACGCGCCCTTCGCCACCAGGGTCCTAGCCCGGGTAGCGGTCCTGAGCCGGGCCGCTTGCCCCGTCCCTGCGTGAACAGGCGTGATCTTCGCCCGGACCGCCACCCTCAACCGCGGCGTTTCGTTCGGCGCCCCGTGCGCTACCAGCGCTCGGGCTTTCAGGCTCGTCCGCAACCGGGCCCCGACGCTCACCGCGACGGCGGTGAACATCCCGCAGACCATGTCGCCCCAACGCACGGGCGTGACAGTCTGCGTGTCGTTCCAGTCGTCATAGGAGCGCATCGTGTTCTCGTCGGACCAGACCCAGATCCAACCGAACATTCCGGCGCAATCATCGAGGCCACGGGCCGCCGTGATCTCCGCGGCCATCGTGGTGCACCAGCCATCCAGGTTGTCGTCGAGGGTCCGGCCGCTCCCGAGCCCACCGTTGTAGGGCCCCCACTCGCCCTGGACGAACGCGAACCCGATCGAATCGGCCACGTCGGGCCACGCCGGTTTCCAATCGGTGGTCGGGTCGCTATCCCCCAGGTAGGTCGTGCCATCCGGGGTGGCGTACCGGTGCGACGCGAACCACACGTTCGGGTCGTGCGCGAGGATCGTCAACACCTCACCCTCGACCGGGATCGTCCACGAATAGTTCATCCCGTCGCACAGGATCGGCCCGTCATAGCCACCGGCCCGGAGGACATCGATCGCCGCGATGTGCCCGTTCTTCCACGCGGTGACCTCGCTCGGCACGAGCCAGTCGAGTGTCGGTTCGTTGATCGTCTCGAACAGGACCCACTTCCGGTCGGCCGCCGGGAGGTAGTTCCAGTAGGCGATCAGGAAGTTCGCCGCCGCGATCGCCGTGTCGTTCGTCGTGGACTGCGTCGGCCACTGGTTCCCGGCCCACGTGCCCGGGGCGCCGTCCTGCGGGTTCAAGACGCAGTAGATGTTCTGGGCGGCGCACGCCTCGATGACGCCCTTCACGAAGGCCCGGTAGGTCGAGCCGGTGTCGTCCTGCATCGGCAGCCGGACGATGTTGATGCCACAGTCGACAAGGTCATTGACGAAGGTGGTCAACGCCGCGCCGGTGAACGTGTTCGTGAGGCCGTCGTCGCCCCATCCAGCACCGACGTACTGGCTGACGCCCTTCACGGTCGTCTCGACACCGTTCAGGTTCAGGTGCCGGCCCGAGACCTTCCACGGCGAGATGCTGAGCGTCGCCTTCGCCCGGACCGCCAGCCTCAACCGCGCCGCGTTGGTCGAGTCCTTGACCTTGCCCGCCCGAAGTCGGGTAGGGGTTCGCAGCCGGGCTGGGCTCGTCGCCGCATGTCCTACAGCCACACGGGCCCGCTCCGCGACCCGCAGCCGCGCGCCGGTGCTCACCCCTACGGCCGTCATCTCGGGCAGCCACGCCACCGGCCGACGGGCCGGCAGGTTGTACCCGCTGTAGGGCGGCGTGATCGGCAGCCGATCCCGAGCCGGAACGAACGACTCGGTAACAGCCGCGGCCTTGATCTCGATGGCCCAGTAGCCGGTCGTCCGGCTGTTGTCGGCGTAGGTCACCGACGGGTCGCTGGTGGCGTCACCCACCTTCCACCAGAGGCCGACCGTGACCGAGTTCGGCGAGGTGTCGGCGTGCGCGCCTTCGAGTGTCCCGCCGTTCGCAGCCGTGAACGCATCGGTCAACCGGTGGACGAAGTAGCCGAGCCGCATGTTCGCGGCGGCGGCGCTGTTCGCCAGGTTCGCGGTCGACTGCGCCGAGCCGCCCAATGCCGTGAACCCGATGACCGACTGGACGATCATCCCCGAGGTATCGAACCCATCCGGGATCTCGAAGATCTGGATACGCAGCGACGACGACGCCGACCCCGACAGGTTGGCGCGGATACTGCCCGTCCCCGACGCGTTCGTAGAGGTGAAACACGTCGTGGCCCAGTTGACGCCGTCGCTCCAGGTGGAGTCCGTGCCACCCGACAGGGCCTCGGCCCAGGTGCCCGACACCCCAGCGTTGTTCGTGATGGAGGTCGTCGTCCGGCCGACCGAACCCGACACCGACACCGCGACCACATAGAGACGGCCGCTGACGAACGTCGTCGAGTCCGAGTCGATGAGCGACGCCGAACCGGCGATACCCCGGTAGTCGAGTTCAGTAGGGGCGAACGTCACAAGGTCACGTCCTCCCTACGCGTGAGGGAACGGCGTCAGCCGATCTCCTCGAAGTCCATCTGGAACGCCCACCCCGTCGTCGTCCCCGGCGTCGCCAGGGCCTTCAGACAGATGATCCCCGACGGCGGGACGACGATCTCCTCCTTCGGCGACGTCGGCGCCCACAGATACCCGGCGAGGACGTTGAACACGAACAGGCGTTGGTCCGTGGTATCGGTCCCTTCGCCCGTCGCTGTATGACCTGCCGTCGCCCCAGCCGCCGCATAGCCCGGCGCTACCGGTCTGGGCGTGATCGACGTAAGACCGGTCGCCGTGGCCGACTTGCGGCGCAACGCCATCCGCTGCATCGCGCTGGCGGTGACGCCGGCCTGGCCGATCTCGACCCGGGTCAGCTTCAACGCTGCGGTCGATGGGGCGGTCAGCTGGAGGCAGGTGACCGCGCCGGTGATCGTCGCGTTCTCGACCATCGCCGAGTAGAACCCCGCGCTCATAGCTGAGCTAGGCCGTTCCGCTCAGCGTCGCGTCGAGGACGATCGCACCAATCGCCATCGTCAACGTCCCCTGGCTGCCGAACGTCTCCGGCTTCGTCTGCTCCCACCGGACATCACCCGCACCCGTGATATCCAACGCGCCGCCACCGAGCGTCGTCGAGACCGAGAACACATCGGTCGTCAGGCCCGTGGAGATCACGTAGTAAACGGTCCCCTCAGCGATCCCTGTCGGCAGCGCCTCGGACACGTCCTGGAAAAAGACCCGGTCGTTCGCCACGAGCCCATGGGCGTAGGACGTGATGAGATCCGACGTCGCCGCGGCGCCGTTCCCGCCGAGGAGCGACGCCCCGATCCCCGAGTAGCCGTAGAAGTTCCCGGCCGAGATCGCATCCCAGTAGCCGGCGAACAGGATCGTCGAACCCGCCGCGACATCGAACACGAGCGACGACGTCCCATTGGCCCGGGTCCCAGCCGACGCCGCCGCCCACGTGACCGCCTTGCGGGCGTAGGCCGGCGAACCGCCCGTCGCTTCGTTCGTCCCCGTCGAGCCCGGGTTCCCCGTGTGCAGCGAGACGTGGGTGATCGCGTTCCCGAGCCCGCCCGTGAGCATGGCGTTCTGGCCTGTGGCGGTCAGCATCCGGTCCCCTCCTGCTGCGCCCGACGCGGCGAGCCGGACCGTAGCAGGTCTAGGGGACGGTGGTGCCGGAGCGGGAGGGACGCTGGCGGGCGACACCCCCTCCCGCTCCACGGCCTACGCAGGCTAGGGCTCGGCGCAGCACCCACGCGGCGGCGGGTAGATCTTCACCGCCGCGTGGAGGTCATCGAGCATCCCGTCCTCATGCCGCCAGCCCCTGAGGACCGACCAGACGATCTTCTCCCCACAGACCTGACAGCATGCGCTCATAGGTGATCCCGTCGCCGAGCAAGCCAGATCTGTACCCGCACCGAGACGGCTCCGAGCCACCCGAAGACACGCTCCAGGACCCGCCGCCACCACGACTCCCGGTAGGAGATCGGGCCGCTCACCGAGAAACGCTTTTCCAGTGTGCGGCCGCTTCCCAGGCATCCAGGCAGGCCCCGCACCACAGCGGGTCGCACCCATCGATGTGCATCTGGACCGCGTGCGCTCCGCAGTAGGGGAACCGAGCTTCGCTGTTCATCTTGATCCCGCAGAGCGTGGCGGGCGCTTCGGACGCATGGATGTGACACGGCAGCTCCGCCTTCTTGCTCCGGTAGGGCATCAGGTCATCACCGCCGCGTGGTACAGCCAGGACCGCCACGGCTCCACCTCACCGATCCGAGACGGGTTCGCCCACAGACGCCCGCCGCAGATCTCCTCCGCAGCGGAGCGGATCAAGACCTGACACGCCACGTCGTCCGTGAGGATGAGCTGCTGCACGAGATTCGCGGGGACGAACGGTTCCCACGTCGCGCTGTCGGTCGGTTCCGGGTGCCCGTCCGGGTCGAGTGCCGCGAGGAGGACCTCGTGCGTGGCGCCCGGCATCAACGGCGCAGGAGGCCCGAGCCCCGGTAGGGGCCGGAGATGGTTCGCCCACAGGATGTACTGCTCCACGCCTGGGGCGCTCTGCCCGGGGCAGTTCAAGAACCAGCAGGCGACCATCGCCTGCTCCTCGACGGTGTCGACCCGAGCGGCGTAGAGCTGCACGGCGACCCCCGCGGGGCCGCGCATGATCTCCCGAGGGAACATCTTCGTCACGCGCGGGCCAACGCGTTGTAGAAGAACACGAACCAGGCGAGCGCCAGGCCGAGCGCCAGCCAGTTCCACCCGAACCAGTGCGGCCGTTCGGCCCTAGCAGGCATAGCGCCGAGCCAGGCGAGGACGAAGCACAGGACCGCGAGGCCGAAGAAGAGGGCCTGGACGCCGGCCTTCATTTCACTCAGGGCGAGGATGACCATCTGCAACTCCTTGCGCCGGTAGGAGCCCAACGACTCGGGCCCATGGGACGATGTCCTGGTTCCAGTACCACCAAGGGACGTCGGTCGATAGCTTCCCACGCTCCTTCGGGAACCTGCCCCGGTGTCGCCGGCTGGCGAGCGTCACCGGGTTCATGTCCAGGCGGGCCGCGATGATCTTCAACCCGACGGGCTCGTCCTGGAGGTAGGGCCCGCCGTAGCCGAAGGTCATCTGCTCCTGGGCCACTAGGACCCGCTGGTCGTGAGCGGGAGCACATGCTCCTCGCCGTCGGTGCGGCCCTGCTGGCCGTTGTCGGCCTGGGGCTGGACCGGGAACGCTTCCTCGCCGCCAGTCTCCTGCGCCCGCCACGCATGCCAGATCGTCAGGGCCCGCTCATCCTTCAACTCGCCGATGTCGCAGACGTTGATCCCCTCGATGAGGAGCACGAGGAAGATCCCGTCGTCGTCGGAACGCTGCCGCTTCCGCTTCTCCACCCCGACCTGAACCCGCACGCCTGCCATCTCCTACGACTCCTTCAGGTTGCCGAGATCCGTGACCTCGGGCTTCTCATAGCTGCGCAGCTGCCACCCGGCAGGGGTTTCGGTCCAGGTGCCCGACGGGCCGCCGCTCAGATCACGGAGGATCCCCTGGAACGGCACCACGACCTGCGCCAGCTGCTTCCCGGCCTTGTCGACCGCATCCGCTACATCGGCTAGGTCCCCACGCGTGTGCTCACTGCGGGTCGCGACGAACCCGACGACCATCGATGTGGCGAGCGCACGAGCGATCCAGCCCCACCCCGGCAGCCACCGGCGCGCTGCCAGGACCCCGACGCTCACATACCAGCCGGTGCACCAGTTGCACTCCAACAGATCCGCTAGGGCGGGCGGCTCGGCGCCCTTCGGTCGGCGCTTCCGGTCTGGGTCCACTACGTCCAGTAGCCCCTCACGGGCGATCTTCACCGGCGGAAAGCTGTCCGTAGTGATGAGGCGGGTCAGTCTGGCGGCCGCCAGCATGTCCACGATGAGACGATCATCCACTCGTGCGCTCCTCCTGCGCCTGCTCGACCAGGTCCGAGATCTGCTTGAGGTCCGTGTAGCAGAGGCGGAGACGTTCCGCTGTCGCCAGTAGGGCCTCGGTCGCGGCATCGAGGCCCTGCGGCATGAGGCCCTGCGCCTGGGCGAGGGCGACGCCCTGCACCAGCGCCGTGCAGGCCGGGACCGCGACCGCGACCGAGATGACTGCTGCCTGGACGATGCGGGTCATCTCCTCCATCCCCTGCTGGACGAAGGCTTCGACCGACGGATCAGTCACGACGGCTCGTCGATCGGCTCGGGGAGGTCGGCCCGGCGGCCCCTACGGCGGGTAGGAGCAGCGCCGTCGCCCATCTCCACGTCCTCCTGGAGCCAGTCGGGCCCGTCGGTCGCGAGACGGGCCACACCATCGCGGGCGTCGACCGCGTCCGAGAGCATCGTCTCCAGCCCCGGCCGGTCCTCATCCCCTACCGGCGCAGCGTTCACGAGCTTTGCCTTGTGGATCCGGGTCGGGCTGTCGGTGTCGGGGAACTCGACCGCGCCGACCTTCACCCGTACCAGCAGTAGGAGCTCATCGCCCGAGTGCTGGACGCCTTCCAGCGGGATCGAGAACGCTCCCACGCTCAGCCTGCTGACCAGGATCTCCCGGCCCTCGAACTTCCCGAAGTCACCCACGAAGTAGCCCTCCTAGGCTCACACGAACACCGCGTGAGTCTATGGCAAGGGCTCCTATGTGGCCTCGCTGGTTCCGTCGTCGTCCTGCTCGCGCCGGACGTCCGTCGTGGAGAGAACGTCCAGCGCGGTCAGGGTGATCGCGAACCAGCTCAATCCGAGGATGAACTGCGGCTCGCCCCTCGCCACGGTCAGCGCCGTCAACGGCCAGCCGATCAGGCTGCCGATGAGCATCCAGACGGCGCCTCTCCTGCGGGTCTCCGGGTCGAGCCGGTCGAGCCACCGCAGCACGAGCGCCGCCATCGGCGGATGGTAGCGGCGTTAGGCGGCGAGCCGTCCACAGACAGGCCAGGGCCGGTAGCCCCTGGGGCCGTAGGGCCCGTAGCCGTCACGGGCACGGGTCGCGACGAGGATCTGCTCCCGCTTCGACGCGAGGTCGGGCCGAGCGGCGAACTCCAGTCCCCCGTAGGTCCGCCAGAACGACATGTCCTCTTGGAGGCCGCCGTAGTAGCCGTTGCCCGTGTTGATCGCCCAGTCGCCGTGCGATTCGCAGCCGGCGATCGTGTTCCAGGGCCGGATCCACTCGGCGTCCTTGCGGAGGAAGTCGATCGTCGCTGGGGCGTCTCGCTCGTTGACCCACAGGTCGGGGAGGACTTCGACCATGACAACCGGTTGCTCGTGGTCGACGAGGGGAATCGTGCTGTAGTCGGGCCCGCCCCCTACGGGGGCTAGGGCGAGGATGGCGGCGACGATGGCAGTCAGCGGTAGGCCCTCCTAGGTGCCGGACAGGTGCGCCCGAGCCGCCTCAGCAGCCCCGGCGTGCTCCGCTCCCGCTAGGACGGGGAAGCGGACGCCAGGCAACCTAGCCAGGAACCGGCCAAGTCGCTCGTCCCACGGTTGACCGGCCGCCCGGAGGCGATCGCGCGCCTCGGCCATGTCAGCCCCGGCCCAGACGAGCCTTCCATCCTGGAACGGCCAGACGCGCTCCCCCTGACCGAGGGAGTAGACACCGAGCCGTCAGAGGAACACCGGGAGCCCGCCAGCCACGGGGGAGGACCCTAGCTGGCGGCTCCCGATGTTGAACCGGTCGGCGAGTCGGGGTCGATGGGGCCCGCCGACCGGGATCCCCTACGCTACGGAGGCCTTACGGGTCGCGGCACGCAAGGTCATGGCGGCGTAGGCCCGGCGGGCGTCGTCGGCCTTCTCACGACGGTGCCCGTCGCTCCCGGCCGGCTGCGTGTGGGCGACCATCGCGCCGGAGCGGACCTCCACCCACTTACCGCAGTAGGGGCACAGGCCGAGGACCTGCTCGATCGGCTTCGCCTGACCCTTCGGCGTCCACGACGCCCGCTTCAACAGGTAGCGGCCGGGATACCACGGCTCCAGCCGAACCTGCGGCGCTCCGGGGCAGAACCCGGGCGTCTTCGGGGTCACGGGCGGCCGCTTCAGTCGGGTCTCGGTCGTGTCCATCTGGCAGCTCCTCCCGCCACACCACGGTCAGCCACCTGCGTCGCCATCACCCAGAAGTGTACACCGACGGTGACCACCATCGCGACCGTTTCTGATGATCCTGAGCAAATACCCCTGGTAGGGCTACCCGAACAGGGAATCTGCCGGTCCTAGCTCCCATAGGTCGAGCACCGCACCCGGGGCCTCCCCCTCCCGGCAGTACCGCTTCAACGTCCGGCCGATCGCGCAGACCTGGCTGTCATCCCGGATCAGCAGCCCCAGCTTCAGCGCGTCCTCCGTCGCCCGGATCAGCTTCACGAGATCCGGGAACGTCGACGGCCAGCCCAGCCGCTCCTTCGGGATCGCCTTCGGGCGTGGTAGCAGGAACTCGATCTCCAGCGCTACCGGCCCGCTGATCCTTGTCCAGCTAGGCCGAGCGGCCCGCCACTTCTCGCAGGCCTCAACGACTGCGGCTCGCCAGGACAGGACCTTCTCCCGGGCGATGGGGCTGCCGCCTTCGACGATGTTGACGCCGAGGGTCCCGTCTCGGCGTTTGATGGGCAGAGCGCGCTTGGATCCTTGGGGGGCTGGGAGGGCGGTGATGGTCAGCCGGACGGTCGGGTGGGGGGTTGGGGG